TTTAAATTCATATTTGAACTATTTAGAAAATAATGAAGGGCGAACAGCTGTTATTTACGTTGCACAGAAAAAGGATGAAGTATTAAAATTAAAGAAAATTAGAGATTGTGGAACAAGAATTTTTGAGATGGGACCATTATATCACTTCATGGCAATGAAGAAATATTATGGTGCAGCACAGGCGTTACTAACTTTAGTTAATTCATCAATACCTTTTAAGATAGGAATTAATGCTTCTTCTATAGAATACTCAAAATTACATAAATATTTATTAAGAACTGGTAATTTAGGAATGAATTGTGATTATACAGGTTTTGATTCTTCTCATCCAGAAGAATTCTTGAAAAGATATCATAAAATATATAATCGAATTTATCAGGAAACAGATCCAAATTGGTGTCAAGCAGATGACGACATGCGTAGGAAACTTCATGAACAAGAAAATCGTCCTTTAGTCTTAGTAGATGATTTAATAATTGAATGTCCGGGAGGTTTGATGTCTGGAGGAGAAGATACTGGAGGTAAGAACAATATTGCCGGGAATTTAAATATGCGTTATGCTTGGAAGGTTTTATCAGCACAATATTGCCAAGAGAAATTTTATAAATATGATGAATACACAACAGATGCTACTTTCGGAGTTGATCTTATTAAAACAATACACCCAGATGTTCTTTCTTGGTATAACCCTCAAAATATTCAATTAGTTTTAAATGAAATAGGATTTACAATTACATCAGCAGATAAGGAAACAGAATTAAAAATAGAACCTTTAGATAATTTAACATTTTTAAAAAGAAGTTTTGAATATGTAACTGTTAATATTAATGGAGTTAAGCAAAAATTTTTAGTAGGAGCTTTAGAAGATAACTGTTTTCTTAAAATGTTGAATTGGTGTAAGGCTTCAAAACGTCATAAATATTATAGAGGAGAATCAGTACATTATGACCCATCAACCATAGGACTTTCAGCTTTGACTTGTTTATCTGAAGCTGCACTTAAAGGGAAAGAAGTATTTGAACGAACACGTCAACATTTATTGCAGTGTGCTAAAACTTATCAAATGGTTTTACCTAAATTACCCACTTTTGAGAAAGCTTTTTATGAAACTTACTTTTGTTCTAATTTTCCGCAACTTGAAACGAAAGAAATAATTAGTATTGACATCAAACATAATTTACATCCTCTTTATCAAAGAAATTTTATTTTTGGAGACAGATCATTCGTTAGTATTATGCATTGTTATGAATATATAAGAGCCAAATCACATCAACAAATAGAAAAAGCAGAATTTTATTATAATAATCCTACTAAATGTAAATATGTTTATTATCCTGATAATCGTCGCTTTAAACCTGATAAATTAATGTATCGTATTATTAGTACAGTTTTTAAAGAATATACTTTTGATAACTTTAATTTAAATAGTAAATATATTGTAGATTATGGTCATAAATATTTTGGTTTCACAGTAGGAGATGCAGTAACAAATAGGTACGGCGAACTATTAACACAGTTCGCAATTTCGAAATTGCCAAAAGAAAATTTACAAAGCGAATCAAATTTAAGTTTAAACTTAACCGATAATATAAACTATCTTAATACGAATTTTAATATAGATTGTCCAATTTTGAAAGAAAATTTAATATATAATACAGATTTAATAATTGAACCAGAATTAAGATTTAATACATCAAAATGGAGAACGGCGGAAATAACCCACCCATGCCAGAAGTAATTGGTGAAGTAGCTACAGGTTCAACGTTTTCGAGTACAGATGCTACGGGTCTTGATGTTCCTGCTATTGCCGGACGTCCAGCTCCAACTATTGAGGGACCTCGTCATGCCAATGTCTCTACAGATGACATCATGGGGTACCTCAAGAAACAGCATATTTCTTTACAACGTTTTACCTGGTCAACAAGCCAACTTCCTGGTACTTTACTAGTAAACATTCCTATTACTCCTCTTAGAGCTAATAACATCATTTCCTACCTTTCAGGTATCTTCAATGCTTGGAATGGAGGCTTGGAATATCAGGCTAAGGTTGCAGGTACTGGCTTTCACGCTGGTGCGCTCGGTATTGCTCGTATCCCTCCTAACATTGATCCTACTACTCTTAAAACTGTTGCTCAATTTACTGCTTTCGAATATAGTGTTATTGACCCTAAGACTCTTGAAGCTATTTCAAAACATATTCCTGATCAACGTCCTATAATGTATCATTACATGAGTAACGACTTCTCAGATCCTAATAACATCGGTGGCTACTTTGTCATCTTTG